AGTTTGAGGTCCTATTAATTTATAATCAATCTTAAAGTCAGACATTAATATTAGTAATCTCTTTCTTCTGCCATTCTAAAGATTGCTGGATCTACTTTTGACTTTGATTTACCTTTAGCATCATTACCATCACCGCTTGTAGCTCCTTGATTTACTTTAGAATTAGGATCTATTGCTAGTGGAGCATTAGGTGCTTTTGGTGTATCTGGTGCTAGTTCTCCGTGCATGTATCTTTTCATCATTTGGGTTTTCTCCTTTTTGTTTTTTTCTTTTTAATTTTTTTAGTTTTCTTTTTAGTGCCTGCATAGATGACAGGTATAAAATTACTCGTGGGTCCAAGACTCATTAATAATCTTTTTCATTAGCCATATTAAACAAAGAATCTTGAACATGCTCAGAACCAGATTTACTTGGTACAGTTGGATCGTACTCAAATGGCTCTTGTTTTCTATGAGTATGTTTAGAAAAATCAATATTAGTGTGTTCCCTGTTAGGCTGTTTGCCTTCAGGTGCATCACTTAACTGACCTTGCTTAACTTTAGCTTTTGGATCAAATTTAGCTTCCATTAATTATCTCCTATTAAATTTTTATTTTTTTAATTTTAAGTATATTTTTAGTAGGTATTACTGTGTGTCCACCACCTTGCTTTATTATACCAGAATCTTCAAATATAAAATCTGCCATAATAACAGTTGTTTTATCATTTTGTTCTACTAACCAACCAAAACTACAACACACTG